GAATTGTTGTCGCTAGTTTGGGGTGTCAGCCTGTTGGTATTTGCGAATAGATACGAGCAAACATAACATGCTATAATTGAGTTTATTTAATTAATTATGAGGGCGTTATGGCAGGAGGTAGACCAACGAAGTATAACGATGAAATACTGTCTACTGCTGAGGATTACATTGTCAATTACGAAGAGTATGGCGACGTGATCCCGTCTATTGCCGGTCTTGCATGTGAGTTAGGCGTATCGAGAGAGACAGTTCACGCATGGACCAAAGATGATGACAAAGTAGAGTTTTCTGACATTATTAAGAGCCTTGCAACAGCGCAAGAGAGAAAACTGCTCAACGGCGGCCTTAAAGGTGGCTATAACCCTATGATATCTAAGCTTATTTTAACAAAGCATGGCTACTCAGATAAATCAGAAGTGGATAATAAATCATCAGATGGCTCATTGGCTCATCCAGGCTATAAAATCGTAGATGAGTAATGCAATTGAGATATTCCCGATATTTCAAGACTATTTGCAACCGGCTAGATTTAAGATTGCTTATGGTGGTCGAGGGTCAGCAAAGACTAGAACCTTTGTAACTCTGTTAGTGGATAACGTGCTTTACTTCGGTTGGCGCGTCGTCTGCTTTCGTGAGATCATGAAATCCTTGGATGATTCTGTTTACCAGGAGATTATCGAGGAGATTATTAGGCGTAACCTTGACGCCCACTTCAAGACTACCAAGTCAGCTATCGAGTGTATTACATCAGGCGGAATATTTAAGTTTGATGGCTTATTCCGTAATCAGCAAAAGATCAAGGGCTACTCATCGTTTGATTGCGCATTCGTTGAGGAGGCGGCTAACGTAACCTCTGATTCGTGGAAGATGATGATCCCTACTCTACGTAAGTCCGGCTCTGAGATATGGGTTTGCTTTAATCCTGAATCCCCTCTCGATGATACCTACAAAAGATTTGTTACAGAGCGAATTTACCCTGACTTCAAAGATGGTAAACGGTATTGTGTAAGCAAAAAAATTAACTACACTGATAATCCAAGGTTCCCTCAAGAATTAATCGACGACATGGAGCTAATGAAAGAATATGACTTCGATTTGTATGAACATGTTTATTTGGGTCTTCCGGTTGCTAATTCTGATTTGTCTATTATCCCTCCTCGCTGGATCGCTGCTGCAGTTGATTTGCACATATTCCTTGGGCAAGAGCCAGAGGGCGGCAAAGTATCTGGGTTTGACGTGGCTGACGAAGGAAAGGATTTTAATGCTCGGGCTGATATTCATGGTTATGTTGTTATGGCCCTAAAGGAATGGAAGGACAACGATCCAAACAGCGCTGCAAATGACGTATGGGACGAGGCCGTTGCATTTGGTAGCGAAGAGATAGTCTTTGATAGTATCGGCGTGGGAGCTGGCGCAAAGGGTGAATTACGCCAGCGAGTGGCGGCCATGGAGTACAAGAGCCAGATACCGCCGACGATCACGGCGTTTGCTGCTAGCGCTGCAGTTGTTAATCCTGATGCGCCATTTGATGCTGGTTATTCGCCAGAGACAATATCAATAAAAGAAACGCCCGCAAGAACCAATAAGGAAATGTTCCTTAACATCAAAGCCCAGGCTTATTGGGGTTTACGTGTGCGATGCTATAACGCATGGAAAGCACGCCAGGGTAAGCCATACGATGAGGCTATGCTGATAAGCTTTAACAGTGCGACCATTGACAGTAAAACACTTAACAAATGTCTAGGTGAAGCACCACAACCAAGGAGAGAATACCTATCAGGCAAACTACGGGTTGAGCCTAAGGATAAAATGTCTAAACGTGGCGTGCCATCCCCAAATATTATCGAAGCCGTTATTATGGGCGTCTGTGAGCGTGACGGGGTGCCGGAATCAATGGGCCTCATGTTCTTATGATTAATTAAACACAACCCTTGACAACCCTGTTTATTGTGTTTATATTTGGGGTAAGTTAATTGATTGGAGTGGATATGGAACTATTAAACTGGGGCTTAACGACGGAGTGGATGAATGAGAACAAGACACTTTTTAATGTATTATTCTTTTTTATATGGCTAATCGTTGGCGTGGTGGGCTCTGCAATAATTGACAGATGCGGCGGCAACCAGGGCGGTGAGATTTCTTTCATTTGGCTTATGTGGGCGCTATTCGGGTGGGCTCTTATCTTGATGATCGCCGCGTTTCCTGTAATGTCGCTATTATTTGGAGTGGCCATTTATATTGTTCTTGTTGCGTGCTTAAAGCTGTACGAATTGATAGTTAACTATGGAAAGGAAAGCCAATGATTGAGCGAATATGGGTAGAAGATAAGCCGACCGCAACAGATGAGAAAAAGTCTATCTTACTGATTGAATTCGATGACGGCACTTACGTTGCTAATGAAATTGATCACTGCTTTAGCAAGGAAAGGCTAGCGAACGAGATTTGCAGCTTTGCTCATTTTATTCACAAAGAAAGCCAAAAGGACCCCCAATGAGACCCCTAACACAGCAAGAAATCGATAACGCGCCGGAAGGATCGGTTTGTTACATGATCAGACAGGACAACGATACCCCGATATATTTGCATCGTGACGACCCGTTCGCCTGGTGCGATTCAAAACCAATCCCGCAATCACACAGAAAGCTAGTCCAGTTTAAGGATTATTAAACATCAAAACTAATAAGGATTTACCATGAAAAACGTAACACCGAAAGCGGGGCAAGTTTGGGAGTCAAAAGTTGGCATATGCTTCACACCTGGCAAGCAATACGAAATTATTAGGGAGCTGAATCCCGATGAGTTTTTAATTGAAGACGACACAGGAGATAGAGACCACCACGCCAGTTCTGCCTGGATTAATAATGACTTCGAATTCATCCCGCAAAACGATCTTGAGTGGCTGGCTGTTAATGTTGATGTGTGGCATTCAGCCCTATACAATCAAATATTTAAAGATGTCAGTTCGTATACCTATTGCGCTGATTCTGTATTCGTCACCGTGGATAAATACACTCGACAGCAATGGCAAAACACCCGCTACGAACTGGGGCTTGATGATAGGCCAAAAATAACAGGCAAAGAAGTAGCTGACGAAATTGCAGGCATGCTACGGTCAGGACAATTAACTGCCGAAGGTGGCGAATTCAAATACAACAAAAAGGAAACAAAAATGATTGATTTAAGCAATGCGAAAGTTGGGGATGAGTTTGTTAGCAGCCAAAATAACATTTATGAACTAGCACTTATAAGTAAAGACAAGAATGATTACGCACTGACTGGCAAAGGTTCTATCCAGCTCGTTGATCATATGGGGCGGTCGCTTGAGGCAGATTCAGAGTTCAGTATTGTAGCAAATCACGAACCCATATCCTTGCAGGACTTTGGTATTTATAAGTTCACCATTGGCGGCCTGATTAATTGCGTTGGAACATACATCGACCATCGCAAATCGTTTATGAATTGTGGTAATAAAGTTTGTGGCGCAAGCGAGGCTAAAGACATCGTTAAATTATCACCGGAGGCCAACAAATGAACATAACCCTAGCAACAAACCTAGCCAACTGCCGAAGCGCTAAGACGTTTCAAATGCTACTGGCCGGTAATAATATTTACATCGTTAAGGATTGGAAAAATCCCAGGAAGATAAACAAGACCCAAAGCAATGTTGAGTTTGCCTATCATGATGGTGAAGGTAAGGCGTTTACTGTCTTAATTGATAATAGGTGTTTGTGATGAATAATTATTTTTATAGCGCAAAAGGTCAAACAGATGGCCAGGTGGCTTGTGGCCTATTGGTAGGGTTCGAAAACTCAAGGGATGCGTTTCACAAACTAGCGGTTGACCTCAATTATAAATACGGAGTTGATAAGTGGACCATAATTGCTTTCAATAAGGCGTAACAACCCCGCCCAAATCGTATGCTATAATGCCTCTATTAATCATAGGGGCTTTTTTATGTTCAAGGAATACCAATCAAAACCAGTGACGCGCAAAGCTCACGAGGTTATTAGCGAGGACGAAATAGTCCCAGTTGATGATTCAACATCAAAACTAGTTAACACCGACGGCGAATTGTTATTCAAACATTACGAGCCAGTTAAATACGGTGACTATATCGTCTTTCTTAACGATGACGATGTTTATCATTGCTCTCGTAAAGTGTTCCATGACCGTAATATTGTGGAGTAACTATGAAGCGCCTACTACAAACCCGCAACAAACTAACCACCAACAAAAGCCTGGTGTCTCGCAAGGACATACGCGGAAAAGAGCACATTGTTGTATCCGGCGTTAGTCACATGATCGGTGATTCGGTCATGAATCAGATTAGCTACTCACTTGATGAAACTATTAAGCTGTCGAATTCATTGGGCAATAAGCGAGTTGTCATGCCATCAAGCCACCCAACGGGCGACGAGGGCGAGTTTATCAGCGCTAGTGACCCGTTAGCATTAATGTCTAACTTTGTTGGTGCGTTTGCCTTTAACTTCTCTATGCGTGGCGATAAGTTGATCTCTGACGTTGCTATTGATCCTGCCTTTGCCAACACTAGCGAAAGCGGTAAGCAGATAATCAATGCTATCGAGAATGGCGACCCCATTGATGTATCAACTGGTTTCTTCTTGAATATCGACGAGATCGAAGGTATTGGCAATGATGGCGAACCATTCATGGGGGTTGCCTCAAATCTATTCCTTGATCACGTGGCGTTTCTTCCTAACGAGGTCGGCGCAAAGAACAAGTTCGAGGGCGTTGGGTTACATGTGAATAGCGCAACCGATAAAGACGGCAACGGAATTGATACAGATGTTGTTGAGCTATTTGCTAACGCATCCGCCCCCGCAATGAATTTACCATTAGCACCGGGAGATCACATTTGGGACGCGTCACTAGCTGTCAATAGGGTTCGTGAGTTTACCAAGTCGACAGAAAGACCTACTACGAATTACCGTAAATTCTTTTTAGCATTCGACCAGGAAGATGTTGGTAATTTTGGCGCTTACAAATTACCATTTGTTGACATTATCGACGGAAAGCCAATGGCAGTTAAAAGCGCTATCGATAACGCCAAAGCTCGACTTGAGCAAACCGACATTAGCGATGCTGATAAAACATCTGCCTTAGGCGCTATTGAAAGGTATCAATCCAGGTTCGAAGGTCAAGAGTCAAACTCGTCAAAGGATGGCGTATTTAACCGCCTTTTGGCGTGGGCCAAAAATATGGGGTATAATGAGCCAGACGAACAACCAATTACAAACAATGACGGAGAATCCATAATGGATCGTACTGAATTAATTGCTTTGTTAGCCGCCAAAAATATCACGGTCAACGCTGATATTTCTGACGACGACTTAAAGGCAAAACTAACCGAAGCAATGAACACGAAAGCCGATCCAGCTCCGGCACCAGTGGTTAACGCTGACAGCGAAAAGCTAACGCTGGCAATTAATGCCCTTACCGAAAAAGTAACGGGCCTTGAAACGCAAATCACAGCTAACGCCGACAAAGAGCTTGAAACGGTAGTCGCTCAAGTTGTCGCACTAAATAAAGGCATTGACGAAACAGCCGCGAAAGCGATGGGCCTCACAGCTTGCAACGCTTTCTTAGCAGCTAACGGCACGCCAGCCTTTAACTCAAACGGTCGACCTGTTCTCCAGCAAAATGCTAACAACGGCCTTGACAATGACTTACCGGAGTAATTGAACGATGGCAAAACGTAATAAAATTTGGGTAGGCCCAGCAGATGGCGCAAACCAAAAACCGCTCATCGTTGAAGGTCTAGTTGTTGATGATTTTTCGGCGGGTGAGCTTCTTGTACAGACCTCATCAGGTTTAGCAACCGCGTCGGCGGCAGGCACCATCAAGGCGCAGGAGGTTTTACTTGCTCGCGAAATTGGAGCGCATCTTGGCGGCGACATTGATACCAAGGCGACAGTTGGTGACACCGGACAGGCCATTGCGCTTCGCTCTGGTGAGTTCGCTTTAGTTCGTGTAGCGGCAACGCAGAACATCACAAGTAAGGGTACCGCGCTAGCATCAAACGGCGATGGTACATTTAAGATTTCAACAGTAGCAACCGATTTTTCGATGGTGCGCGCTCAAGAGATCATCAACGTGACCGTGGCCGGGACTCTTGTCCTAGTTAGCGCGCTATAGGAGATAATCTATGAAGTCATGTTTAATTATGCGCAACGCTCATTGTGAAACGGCGCAAGAAAAACGGATTGTAAAAGGGCAATGGCTAGAAGCTAATCAGCTCCGTATTGCCGGTCTGCCAGCGATGGAAACAATGCTTACAATGACCAACGCCGCCCAAACACCGGCAGAAGCTTTCCGCGAGTTCGATGCTACCACCAAGATCGAGGCGCGTAGTCAGGGCGAGGTTTCAACCTTAACCAAACTATTGCAAGTCGGTCGACCTGTTAATATTGGCAAAGAAGTGTTCGAGCACCGCAAGGCATCTAAAGCTGGCATTAGCCAAACATCAATGTCCGGCCAAGTCGGCATTAAGATGGATCACGTTGATTACAAGATCGCTGGCACAGTTATTCCAATCCATGATACTGGTTTCGGTCGCACCTGGCGCGAAGTTGAATCAATGCGCTCTGAAGGTTTCGACGCTTTAGTTGATGACTCTCGCGAGTGTGAGCTAACCCTCATGGAGCAGAACAACAGCTATCTTTGGGATGGCAACGCGGGAATTAAAGTCAAGGGCCGCTCATGGTTAGGCATCAAAGCCGATCCATCGATTGCCACTGCAACTATCGGCCTTGATTTGTCAGCTGATGCTTCGGCAGCCCAGGACATTCAGAACGAAGTTAAGCGAATTCGTGACATCTTGCGCATCACTAACAAGTGCTCTAACGATTTGCGTGTTGCGGTATCTCAGGAAATCATGTCCAACTGGGAGCGCTCTGTTGCTCTTACAGATTCAACGTTTGGTCAAATCCTAGAGTTCGTTATGAAGCTTCGCGGCATTATCGAAGTGTACGAAGATCCTGAACTTAGCGGCAACGAAATGTTTATGTTCTGGGATAATCAGATGGGTTTCCATCCTGTTGTTGGAATGGGCATCAGCACTTATGCAGTTCAGCGCCAAGCACATAACGACGATTTCAATTTCGTCAAGTGGAACGCTGTCGGCTGGTTGGCTAAAACCGATTTCTCTGGCAACAAATGCGCATTGTTCGCAGACTAATCCAGGAGGCGATTATGTTATTAGTTACTAATCGCCCGTCCGTCTATGTCGTTATTGACGGCAAAACGGTCGAGCTAGAAGTTGATAAGCCCACGGAAGTTTCGGACTTTCAGGGTAAGAAGCTAATCAAGCGTGAGATTTGCATGGTTTTTGTTGAGCCCGAACCGGAGCCAAAGAAAACCAACAAAAAGAAATAACGACGGGGAATTTCGCTACCACTCGTTATACCAAAAGGCCACCTTAAAGAAGTGGCCTTTTTTATTGACCAAAAATTAGTGGTACAATAGATCATTAATTAAAAATAGGATTTATTATGGCCGCGACACTTCCAAACGTCCCGCTATCGGCGAATACATGGGTTGATCTGTATGACGCAACCGGCATTACCCCCGGCACAAAAATAGCCGTTGATAACATTGGCAATACAACAATTAGACTAAACACTAAAGCCACATCACCACTAGTCACTGACGGTTAT